CCGGCCCTTGAACATCTCTTGGTGCTCTTCTTCTCCCACGCCCGAGGATCCAACTTCTTCTTACTCTTCTTCTTAGGAAGACATGTTTTTACACACAAACGATTTGTAATCTTATCCGTAGGCTCAGCAGGCTCTCTCATTTTCTTTGTCAAATTAACCTTAACACTGTCAACAGCCTCTTCTGCTTGGTGATCATATTCACGATAGGCGATCATATTCCAATCTTTTCCATAAGATCGCGCCAAATACTTCTCCGGTTTGTTAGGGATGAAAATATCAAAGTCGCCAAACTCTGCCATCTCTAAAGGGAAAAGTTCCTTCTCTTTGTACCAATATTTAGGCCAAGCATTCCGTACAGCCTTTGCAGACGGCTCAATCTTATCCCCAGTCTTCTGATAAAATACTACATCACAAAACGGAAAAGAATAATCAAAATCATCCATTTTCTTTCGCCTAGTATAATACACCTTGTAACCACCCCACCACTTACCAATGCTGTAACCACACTTGGCAAAAGAACTCTTTAACGCCAAAAACTTACGACGATCCTTCTTCATAACTCCAATATCCAAATCGTCATCCCACGGTATTATCCCCTCGTGACGAACAGCACCAAGTGTTGTACCTCCATCGGAAAAATACTGAATTCCGTTATTTGTCAATATCTGATGGACATCATACATCAACTGGTAAAGCATTTTTACAACAGATGCTTTTGTTTCCTTCAACTTTGGCATTTTATTATTACACGAGACAATTTTTCTAAAAAATAGAATTTAAACGAAAACAACCATTCAATAAAATGAAACGAAAAGCACCTTCTTACACAGACGCCGTTGCATTTAGAACCAGATCCAATACAAGGACTGACACAATATCCGCAAATAAAAGACAAAAGACGAACCACTATAAAGATTGGGTTGCGGCAACACATACGCGTAATTATATGATAAAAGACCCTCTTGTTGATTGGCTAAAGTTAGGAAACAGAAGAGGAACTCGTACAACCCCTTCTTACAACAAGGCAACCGGCTTCACAAAATTTATAATGAACAAGGGTATAGAATTTGAGAGCCAACTCATAAAATATATCAACACAACAAAAATACCAGTTGTAACCGTTTGGGATGGCAATTCCCAACCAATAACACCAGAAACATGCAAAAAGACAAAAGACTTAATGATGGCCGGTACCCCTCTTATACATTCGGCACCCGTAAAAACAAAAGATAACACAGGTGGTGTTATAGATCTTCTAGTAAGAAGCGACTATCTAGACCAATTAGTTGAAGAATGCCCAATAACACAAATTGAAAGTACTATACCAGCACCTAATCTTGGTGGGGAGTATCATTATCTTGTGATAGACGTAAAATTCTCAACATTACCGCTTAGATCAAACGGGAAAACACTACTCAACTCTGGTAGTATACCAGCGTACAAAGCACAAACTTGGATGTACACCAGTGCTATAGCAGAAATACAAGGTTATACCCCTAAATACGCATTCATTATGGGTCGAAGATGGAAATATACACACAAAGATATAAAATATCACAACTACACATGCCTCAACAAACTAGGAACTATAGACTTTCACGGTGTTGACAAACATTACATTCAGGAAACGGAAAAGGCTATACAATGGGTTAGGGACGTTAAACAACACGGTAAAGATTGGACAACATATCCTCCATCAAGACCCGAATTGTATCCGAATATGTGTGTGGACTCGGGAACGTGGAACGTAGAAAAGAAAAAAATAGCCGACAGAATCAAAGAAATCACAACAATCTGGTACTGTGGAATTAAACACCGGGTGGCAGGTATCAATAACGGATTTGATAACTGGAAAGACCCCGGATGTACAAGTGAAAATATCGGAATGAAAAAGGGAAAAAGAGCACAAACAATAGACCAAATACTTTCCATAAACAGACAGAACAAAGACAAACTTAGACCCCAAAATATCAATTCTGACATGTTTAATTGGAGCGAGAAAGGAAATGAACTTTTCGTAGACTTTGAAACACTATCGGACATCTTTTCAGACTTTGATAACCTACCGAGACAAGACCCAACAGATATGATATTTATGATCGGGGTGGGGTGGGAACAAGATGGTGAATGGGTATACAAAAACTTTATCTGTAATGAAGCAACGCAAAAAGAAGAATATAGAATCATGGACGAATTCGCTACTTTCGTAAACGAAAGGAAAAATCCAAAACTTTTTTACTGGCACGCAGAAGACTCCTTTTGGAACAGAGCAGAAAACAAACATTTTGACATTGCATGTGATGAATATGATACCGAGAAAAAGGATCATATTTCGGATGTTTGGAAAGTCACAGAATGGGCTGATCTTGCCAAACTTTTTAGGACTGAACCAATCGTCATTAAAGACTGCTTCAAATTTGGACTCAAAGAAATAGCAGCAGCCATGAGAAAACATAAACTTATAACAACCAAAATAGAAAGTTCATGTAACTCCGGTATGGCCGCAATGATAAACGCATGGAATTGCTACAAAGACGAAAATGAACCAGCAACTTGCTCAACAATGAAAGATATAGCGAAATACAACGAATTTGACGTAAAAGTACTATGGGAAATCATATCGTACATACGGAAAAATCATCCACCAGAAGAAGAATTAGACGAATAATCATACAAGACAAATTCTTATATTTTTATTTTATACTGCAACTCTGGTAACATACCATCACAACTCCCATTCTTGATAACAAAAGACAAAGCCGTCAATATTTTACCAAGATAATTTCTTCCTATCTCATCAGTACCACCATCACCACCATCTGCCCATATCTTATCCCTTGTTGTGTGCTCAACAAGTAATGTATTGTCTGGTAACCTTTTCATAGCATCTCTCAACTTAGTATATTGTGTGAACTTGTGATATACCGCATTTATCATAACAGCAAGACTAACAGAATCACCCCAATCAGTACGCATTCTAACGTCCTTATACTCATCAATAACATCGTTAACAGTTTTTACGTAGGTTTTCTTATTAACAACCCACTTGGAAGCATAACCATACCTCTTTTTCTGCCTACCCAACATAAAAATCTTTGTAGGTGAATCGGCCTCCTTTATAACGTTTGAATATTCTATCATACGAACTGTCGCATCGGGTCCCCTAAATTTCATAGCCTGAAAATACTGCTCGGTGTTATACCAAAATTCACTATTGATCTCCAATTTCTTCTTGTCGGTGTAAAAATTAGAATAAATCCAAGTAGCCCTATCCGTCTTCTCATAAAACAAAATATAATTTAACATATCCGGTGGCTTTACAGTGTCCAAAAATAAATAAATAACTCTCTTCTGACCAGACGTTTGGGGACTTCCCAGTTTCCGGACAACAGACTTTAATCTAGTCATATCCCTCTGCTTACGCCACTCTTTGTCAACATGAGATAAAGCCTCTTTTCCAGACAACCCATTTTCTTTTCCATATATAGCAGCGGCAACAGTACCCGATCTTCCGTGACCACCTTTACAATATAAATACACAACACCTTTCAGGTTCAAAACATAATCAACAATTTCGTTTAGTTTATCCAAAGAAGGAGCAGTCCTATCTTTTATTGGGAAACTAATACAATTTGTATTTACAGGACACCAATCATCTGGCATTTCACCTTTTTCCGTAAAACCAACATAATTGTCAACGTGAAAAGTTGGAATAACAACAGACGGGTGAATACCGTAATATAATGTTTTTGTTAATTTTACAAACGACATCTTTACTTTTAATACATTTATATATATATATTAAAATTTCAATTTTAGTCTGTGTCGTCACCATATTCACAATAATCCTTCCTAACAGGAATACTTGGATTGTAAATACCCAACTCGTATGCCTTTTCCAAAATCTCACTAAATATATCGTGAAATAATTCTGTATGTCCTATCTCTGGACATATAACATGAGAAATTTCATGTAGAAGAACAAACAATAATGTATTTGTGTTGTAATAATCACCATTTTCATCTTTCAAACACAAGAAAACCTTTTGTTTGTTTATAGTATAAGATTTTCGACCTCGGTATATCCTAATTTCAGACAATAAATCCCGTTCGTTTAAAGAACTCATATGACCTATATGGTCCGAATCTTGTGAGAATAAAGGGGTTATAATTTCAAGTAGTTCATCCAACTTGGGGTCATCTCGCAAATCATTCTCTTGGGCTTGGTTAATTACAGTCCAACCTACTAGAATTATCAAAAAAACTCCTAATATAACGGCACACCAATTTATTTTTCGTTGCTCTGTCGACATTTATAATAACACAGAAAATGTTTTGAACAACACTTAAAAACAAACATGAACATTATTAAGATAATGCCCATCGTAAAAGACTGTATCTACAATTTTATAGATATATCACAGTGTTGTATTAAATTCGTAGATACACCAGAATTCCAACGATTAAGATACATAAAACAATTAGGGTTTGTACACCTAGTCTACCCAAGCGCGGTTCACTCAAGACTAGAACATTCCCTCGGGGTTATGCATTTGGCTGGAAAAATGATAGACATTCTAAGAGAAAACGGAGCAGATATTACAGATAGAGAAAAGGAACTGGTTCAAATCGCGGGCCTATTTCACGACACAGGACACGTCGCATCATCACATCTTCTAGATTACATACTCCAAGAAAATGGATTAGAAACACACCACGAACTTAGATCAATTGAAATGCTAAAATGTGCAAATATAAGACTTGACTATCCACTAACCGGACAAGAATGCGCAGATGTAGCGAACATGATTCAAGGTATAACCAAAACACAGAAGAAACCATTTCTATACGAAATTATTCACAACACATCATGCGGTCTAGATGTAGATAGATTTGATTACCTTCAAAGAGACGCATATCACACTGGTATACCCGGATTTCAAAACCAATACCTAATAAACTGTGCTAGAATTAAAAACAACAGACTATCCTTCCTATCGAAAAGTAAAGAAGAAATAGAACTTTTATATCAAACAAGACGACGCATGTTCAGACTAGTGTATCGACATAAAACAGTAATGAGAGTTGAACGAGTAATCAGAAACATTATCATCAAAATGGAACTCGTGGAAAAATGGAAAACTATTAACTGGAAAGATTTTGACGACTGCGAACTGTTGTATAACCTCAAATTATACCCAGAATTTAAAGATATAATGACAAGAACTTGGGACAAGTCACCGGTTGACGACTCATTCAAACACTGCACCACACTAACAATAGAAGAAATCAAAACGCAACTTGAAAACGTCGTGTTCATATAAATAAAATTTGATTATGTTATAAGAATTATAACATAAAATAAAATGTCATACTCATTCATCCATGACGAAAGTCAAATTAAAAAGTTTTCTACCATGTTTCACGGACCAGACACTGTTCATCTTGTTTACATGGCAGCACGGAAAAAGTATTGCACAACTATAACAAAAGGCAACGAATGCTTTAACAGGGTTGTGATAAGATACAACGATAAAAACGACGGGAAACTTCTTAACGATATCAGACGATACGAAACCCCATACGGCACTTACACAAACGGGAAACAGAACACACCAATCCCTCAACTAGCATTCGCAATTTACTGTAGCGTTAACGAACGTGATAGTATGACAGCCGGAAAAACACTAGTGAAAGACCTCGTTGATCAGGCTTTCGAAAAAAACACAAGGGCTTTCCGAAATATTGACCAACAGTTCAAAAGCAACCTACAGAAATATGCCAACAAAACATTTATAACCATAGATATTGACACCAAAGATCCAACCGAATGCCTCGGTATTTTCAACGACATCGTAGAACACGTTGACGTACACACTGTTATTGAAACCCGTGGTGGATACCACGTCATTCTAGACAAAAAGAAATTCAATAAAAAGGCTGGGATGTTCCTATACAAAACACTCCCGTCAAAATATGAACATGTTGATAAAGTTGACGGGGACGTCTTTTCACCCGTACCTGGAACTGTACAGGGTGGATTTCAAGTTAAATTTAACGACGTTAAATCGATTCTACTTGAAATTGAAAAAAATAATAAATGTAACAATGAAATAATCGAAACATGACCTCTCAACTAAGAACAAAAGGAAAGAATACTTTGGCAACGGTCCTAAACAAACCACAAAACGTCAAAATTATTGAAAACGCAATTTTCAACCGATCGATCGCTCAGTCCGAAAGCAAAGAGGGAGATAAGTGTGACGAGGGTGAAGACTACGAGGACGAGGACTTCAAAACACCCCTCGAAATCATCTACACCGAGAATATTTACCAAATCGTTGGGGACATCCTTCAGGACGAAACAACCCTAAAGAATATCCTACAGAATATTAAGGCTGACAAGTTCAACTGGGATCAACCAGCCTACAAGGAAATGAGACTCAAACTTCAGGAACAGGACGACTTCATCGAAAACCCATTCGTCGTTGAAGAGGGCATCTTTGAATGTAAGTGTGGAAGCAGACGGGTGTTCTCTTATACTAAACAGTGTCGTTCTTCAGACGAACCAGAGTCTGTATTCGCACAATGTATGGCGTGTAAGAACAAATGGGTGTATTCTGGATAGAGATAAATAGACACGAAAGAAAAAAGTTGAATTTCTGTTTAAACATTTAAAAATATAATAAAATGACTTCAACTTTTATTATATACAACGAATGGGAAGGTGGAATACCAGCAGGGTCTTTGAATTATTTCAAGAACGCCTATATCGTAAGATTCGCAGACGGTGAACGTAAAACTTTCAATGAAAATAAGTATGACAATGCCAAAGAATTAGCAGAAAAATGGAAAACACAGAAGTCCCTTGAAAAGGGATTAACCAGAAATCAATATCGCCTCGTGGAGTGTGATATTGAAGGTAATTATTACGAGGTTCAACTACAAGATAACAAAATATCCAAGATAGATATACAAGATTTACATTTGTTAGGAAATACATACACTTGGAGTTTTTTCGGAAAAGGTACAAGAGTGTATATGGCTATATCGGAAAGATCAGACCAAGATTTTATTTTCTTCCATCGTCTTCTTTTCCCTGAATATCCCTATATTGATCACATAAACCGAGATGGTTTAGACAATCGTAGGAGAAACTTGCGTAATGTGACTATCAAGGAGAATAATGAGAATCAACAGAAACGTACAGACAATCATAGCGGGAAAACTGGGGTTCATCACAGCAAATATGCGAATGCTTGGGTGTCTCAGTGGACTGACAGTGACGGGAAACGTATGAAAAAGAGATTTGGGTGTAAAAGATACGGATATGATGGTGCGAAGTTACTGGCTATTAACTACCGCCAGACAATGGACGTTGAAAACAACGTGAAAAATGGATATGACAGTGATGGGGACACAAAACTAGATATTACACCGATTGATGTAACTAAAGTCAAGGAACGCCCTAGGGATGTGTCAACCAATACGTCTGGGACAACCAATGTATCCTTCAATAAGAAGTGCGGATATTGGGTTAGGACTTGGCAGGTTGATGGGAAACGGAAATCCAAAACCTTTTCCTTGAAGACGTATGGTGATGATGCCAAACAGATGGCAATCACTTTCTCGGTCAGTTAACAGAAATCTTATTTATTTATTTGAATTTTGTTTGTTAATATACCAAACAAAATAAACAATGACTACCGAACAACCTTTTATTATTATCACAGCCAAAGGTGTTGATTTTGTTGTGAAACTCAACGATAATGTTGAGTTGAAGGGAGACAATGTGTTTTACAACAGTGGGTTTCCACTGTACGGTGATCCTATCGTTTTCAAACGAGATGGTACTCCTTACATTATGATGTCAAAGGATGAGTATGTTGTAATGCCTATTGGGGAAATTATCGGACAGTATGACTCCGAAACAAACTCGATTGGTTTCACACCAGAATACAAAGAACGTATTGAAACCAAGGCTGACTAGAATAAACTAATATTATTACAGGAATATTCCTGTAATAATGAACTCCTCACAACTCTTCACCAATCAACCATTTTTTTATAAAATGTTAAACACCATTCACTACCGACCCTTTACTTATCATCTTTACTATCTTGTCGCAAAAATCTGTCTCCTTTCCGTTGGCACACTTCGTTATAGCCATCGCTGTCTCCATAAAATTAAACTCATCCATCTCATTCTCCGTATAACTATCGGACAATTTCTCATAATGCTCCTGACTTAGGCTAAAACTACGATCCTTTAATGCTTGGCATAACTTTACCATCATCTTACGGAAACCCCCATCCTCTATTATATCACCATCCTCGTTCTTATACTTTATCTTGTTCCGTGCGGTATCAACACACACCACCTTATCCTTGAAAGGGAACTCTAGGGCATATTCAGCATAACCCTCTATGCCTTTAACGTGGTGATCAAGTGTTAGATTTATAACATTATCAGCCAAATCACTCTCCAACAGGGGTGCCATATTCTTAATATAATTGTTAATCTGTACATTCTTAGTGTTAGTAGGTCTCTTAACAGCCGTTGTAGCAAGATCTTTGTAATCATTTTGGAGATTAGTTAGGACTTCGCTTAATGTATCCCTTTCTTGGGTTATTTGTGTGATCGTGTTGTTGGCTGTTACTAATTTGTCTTGCAACGCCTTTATAATATTCACATTTTTACAAGTGTTCTGATGTCTTTTATAGTTTGCCGTTATCTGAAACCCTTTATTACATGTTGAACAATGATACAAGTTAGGCTTTTCAACACCCTGTAATTTTAGACAATATTTTGCCCGCTTCTGGTGGGCGTTGAGATTCTGTTTATTAGAGAACATATTATTACAAAATTGACATTTCATTTATAGTATTTTAATTAACCTTTAAGTCTCTAATTATCACTTTTGATAATTAGAGACTGATTTATTAGAAGATATCTTAATTAACCGTTGTGTATGTAATTATCACGTTTGATAATTAGATGCTGTTTTTGCCAAATAATCCTAAAAATAAAATTCATTAGGCGATCATTAAAATCCATTTCAATTCGTTAATTAAACTTTGCGTGTCTAATCATCAAAAGTGATAAGTAAAAAGTGATAATTATTGATAATTATTGATAATTATTGATAATTGCCGACACCTTGTTTGCCTTGATTTAATCTTTTTTTTAATGCGCTACAATAATTGTGTTGAGATGGATGTATATATTTGATTTCGAACGAAAAGTCGAAAAGTCGGAAAGTACGGATTTGCGACTTTTCAAAATCCCGACAGATTTGTATATTATTATTTCTAAAAAATTTCTACAGATTTTATTGAAAAAAATCGATCTCCTCAATCTCCTCAATCTCCGGAAAGAAGTTGACCAATTTACATTTATATCATAAAATGATATAAATTCACTATATTAATTCAAAGTCCCCCATTAAACTATCTTCTTGGTTAAATAATTTTCTTGTTATGGTGGTGAGATTGTCAAGTTTGTTTTCTTCTTGTTCGAGTTCTATTTTATTAATTTCATTATCTTCAAGTTCTGTTTCAATGTCAGTAACAAACTTTTCTAGATTTTCGGGTTTAACTCGTCTTGATCTTCTCCTATTATTTGGTGTTTCTATGTTAACATTTTGGTACCATAACCCAGTGTACCAAAATAGCGTATATTTTTGAGACGTTGTTTTAAAAATCTGGCACATTCGTGATAAACATATATAACAACTCATTCTTTCTAGTAACAAATTATTTCCTTTAAATTTTTTTATATGTACATCATGTGCAATGATATATCAACAAGGTCTTTTGATATAACCAACGTATCTATTAACGTTGGTGTTAAGGTAACTGGGTAGGATAGTTTAACCCCGGTATCAAACGATATGTCAAAGCCAGTTAACTTTCCCTGTTTGTCTTGGTTATTAACAAGGAAATTTACTTTGTTTATTATATCACCCACAGCCTTCTCAATAGTTCTTACACCCTTGTCAGATTTTTCACACGTTCTGGTCACTAGATACGATATTGTTCTTTCATCCATAATAATGGAATTGGGTGGTAGTTTAGCATTCTTCAACGCCTTTGGAAGAAGGTGTTTAATGACTATACTTGTCTTTTCCGAATGTGAATATCCAGGGAGTTTGATAGAAAAGATGCGGTCTTTCAAGGCTGAATCTTTCGGGAGAGAGTTCATTGAGTATATGAACCATAAATTACTTAAATCTTGGGTTATTTCACTTAGATAAAGATCCCTGTATTCGTTATTTTGCCCAGGATCTGTTAAATGAAGGAGTGCTGCTGATATAGATTTATTGTCTGATATCTTCTCGTATTCGTCTAAAAACAGAATTCCATTTTTGTGTTTCATGCGAGTTAAACATTTTGTAATCTCCCCGGGTTCAGCACCGTGATAAGTGTATTCGTGACCTTTCAGAAAACTAGCGGTCGTCGCTCCTCCGAAAGAAATCTGTTCAAACGGATAATCCATAACGGTCGCTAACAACCTTGCTATCGCTGTTTTACCACATCCGGGAACGCCTACCAAACCAAGGTTACATCTTTTCATATTTGGGTTTAGAAGTTTTGAATTTAAAAAAACTAATATTTGTTCCTTAACATTTTTCATCCCAAACAATTCAGAGTCTAATTTGTCGGAAACTGATCGTAGAAAAGTTGTCAAATTTGAATGTCGGGTGGGGAATACTTTGATCTTGTCGTGGGGTATTTTTATAGCCCACGTTATCCATTTTTTTAGTTTGCTGTATTCGTCGTCGTCTGTTTTAAGTTTCAAAAGTTGGTTATATTTTTCATAGATAGCCTTTTTGTTTTTTTGCGATGCTACGAGATTAATAATTTCATATCCCATACTGGATCTTGTTGACGTATCATTCCCCGTAAAGTTCTGAATCTCATTCTTCATAACGGTGTGTTGTTCTGGTGTAAACTTTGAATGTTGTTTGTATCCATTTTTAAAATCTTCAAACGTGGTGTTAACCTTTTTCCTGTAGTGAAGCCATTCGTCAGTATTTGGTGGTATCTGGGAGTAAATTTCAAATAATTGAAGAAGTGTTGACCTGTCGGATAACCGCAACGGTTCCCTTAAAATTTTAAGGAGAGACGGTTCGGTTCTGTTTAGTTCCTCCCTAACACTTTTGTAGTTTTCGAAAGCAATTGGGTCGAAAATCCTAAGGAGTTCCATATCTTCTTGTTCACCTTCAGCCTCATAATCACCTTCATCATCATCGTCTCCTTCATCACCTTCGTCGTTACCCTCATAGTTTGAGTCGTTTGGGTCGGTGTCACCTTCGTAGTTTGAGTCGTTTGGGTCGGTGTCACCTTCGTCTAAATAGTCATCAAGGTCAGATATAGGGTCTCTTTTTCTTTTCACACCTGTGATATCTGGTTCTATTTTAGCAATATTTTTACACGAATTCCCACTGTCAGAATCAAGACGGGGTTTTTTAAATGTTACCATATCGCTGGTAACTTCATCCGTTCTTTTTCTTGTCTTTGACGGCATTTTATATATACCGGTTGATATTCTTAAAGTAGTTTTAAGAATTACGACGAAACATCCCTGTAAAAATCAACCGCTTCCTCACTTGAAATATCATCAAATAATCTTTTAATTATATCAACCACGTCAGTGCTTTTCTTTGACGACATTATAAATTTTCGTTTCTGTAGTTTATCGTCACCGCGAAAGTCAAACCGGTCTTTAACGGTCGGTTTACAAGTACAGTTTTCAATTACTATTTGCTGCAATATTTTTGTAAAGTCATACGAGTTGTTGACGAAGATAATATTCTGTAGGAGTTGTTCGCAGTCATATTCTGTAACTTGAGATTTACCCTTGTAATCACTTCTATATTCATTATCGTGGAATACATCACAGTACAACTTTCTAAAAATAGATATAAAAAATTCTAACATGGTCGTGCGAAAGCCATTACTAAGTTCACCAAGGCGACAATCCATTTTCCAACAACGATTTCCCTTCTTTATGTTTTCTAAAATATAAAAACTGAAAGGGTCATTGTCAGTTGATTGAGGTATGGGTAGATATACCACATTGAAAAATTCGTACTTATTCAACAAATATCTTTTTATGTTTTGTTTAACAGGGAAAAGGACACTTCCGTAATTCTGAAACTGCTGGTAAAAGTCAGAGTGTACAAATGGGTAATAACACTTGGGTGTTAACATACTAGATGTAAGACATTCGTCGAAATATTGCAAATTGTCAACTTCGAGGTGAGAGGTTGTGTAATTGCCATAGTGTAATAATCTCATTTCAATAGCAGTTAATCCTTTAATAGTGACATTTGTTATTTTACGGGGCGAGTATTTTTTCTTCTCAAATATTTCTTTGAATATCTGAATATGAGAATTTACGAGGTCACAGTATTCGTTCAGTGACATACCAGGGAGAAGTTTGGTTCTAGCATTCTTCATTTTCTCTAAACTTTTGGTGTATATTCTGCTTTCCTGAATATTACCAATGCACTTTTCGAATACGATCTTAGATGCATCCATATTTATGTATGTCATAGTCTCTTCGTCAATCGCCTTAATATGGTCATTGAACATTTTGTCAGAAGGTTCATCAAACAAATTAATACAATTTTTAACCGTCCTGTACGTTTTCGATAGCGTTTTCTTCGCCGTTGTTTTGGGGGAAGTTTCTGGTGATTTTTCGGGTGAAACTTCGGGTGATTTAGTTTCGGATACGCTTGACACCACCTCCACCTGTAAAACAGGTTTTACCACCTGTTTTACCACCTGTTTTACCACCTGTTTTACCACCTGTTTTACCACCTGTTTTACGGGTTTTACCACCTGTTTTACAGGTTTTACCACAGGTGGTTTAATAACGATTTCCGGAATAACAATTGTGTTTGCTGGTGTATCACAAGGTGTTTGAATTGTAAGATTTTCGAATTTCGATCCTTGGTGTGTGATAATTGGAACTATTCCGTTTGTCACATTGTATATGTGAAGCCCGTGATCTCTTTCGTCTATAAAATCATCTAGTTTAATTGATGTATTCTGTTCGATCAGTTGTTTGTATATTTTATTCTTAACCCTTTCTATTGTTAACAGGGATGCGTTGTTATCGCTTTGTTTTTTACCAGGTTGTCTTGGGAATTTACACAATGACATATGACTTTCAATATTCCTGATGCCTACTGTGGTGAATGAGCATTTCAAACAAGTGAATGATACATCTTTGTATTTCTTACATAACTTTACCTTTTGGTGGATTTTGTAATATTCCTTTGTAATACATTTTGTAAGACAAAATTCACATGTTGTTTCCATTTTGTAATCTTAATTTGTATATTTAAACTGTTCATCAATTTTATTCAATCTTGTTTTTAATTAAAATAACAGTGTAAATAAAATGAGTAGTAAAATTGTTCGTGTCTATCCCATCCGAACAACGAGAAAGAGTTGGAAAATACCTCTTTTTTGTTTTCATGAGTGTGGGGAACACTGCCGTATTAGAATGGTTCCAGATGAATTAGAACCGAATAGTGTATGGTTAATGGAAAATACAGATTATGTAGATGGTAAATGTAAACACCACGCAAATATAGAGCGCACTATTGTACAACTATCAATGTTTGATTTACATTCCCCGTCCGGGTTGAACGGAGACTTGTATAATCCAAAAATGATAGTAATACCTGACGTGTCGTTTACATTATCAATCAATTATCCACTTACACACCCTTTAGAAGTGACTATTCAAGCATCCGAACCAGACGGATTTAATTTAACCGAGTTAATATACTCTATAAAAATGTTATACAAATTTATATATCAAGAAGAAGAAAGAACTTCAAATCCATATTATTATCGTTTAAAAAAAAAATGTTTAACTTGCGAAACCCGTGATATAGAAGATTATGTCATTGTTACCGACTCTCCAGATGAAGTGTGTTGTATTTGTTATTCTAACTACGACGATGGATCCGCTAGTATATTACAATGTAAACATGTTTTTCACACACACTGTATACAAAGGTGGTTGAAAACATCAAGTACATGCCCATTGTGTAGAGGTCGTGTATTTTCGTGTGCGGGATGTGATGGGTCTGGTGTTATAAATTATATTTTTCACGGGGTTGTAATACCGTATGAAGAAAGGGGTGATGATTTATATAGAAACCTTACAGACGGGTTATTTGGTATTCATTCCAGGGATTTTGAGGAATTGATCATAAGCAAGATGTATTATGACAGGAGTAAGAAAAGATTGGACATAAATATACAATAGTTATAGATTCACAATAGTTATAGATTCACAATAACTATTTAAAATATGAGCAACAATAATTTAAATGTCAGATACAAGTTTGATAATATTCAAAGCAATCTCCAACTTTACCAATTCTCTTGGTGAACTCTTTGGAGAAAGACAGCGGTCTCTAAAATTATATTGCCGTCTCATTAATAAAACGACTCTTTCGCATGACAAGGCTATTCTAAAGCACGTGGGTGCGTTCCGTGAATTTTGTATTCAAAACAGAGACGCTATAATCGAAAAGGATGCAAGAAAAATTGTCATGGATAAAATTTCGTACTCTAACCGGGTGTTTATCGATATAGCAACAATCATGAAAATAGCAGACACCGAAACATCGTCCGTTATATGGAGCCATATCCTAACAATTTCAGCCCTTGTTGATCCCGCTGGGAAAGCAAAGGATATTCTTCAGAATGGAAAGACAACTTCCAATTCGCTCGAAACTAACTTCCTTACAGACATAATAGGAAAGGTTGAACAAAGCGTCGACCCAGACACAAACCCACTTGAATCAATGGCAACCCTTTTCCAGTCCGGTGTTTTTACAGAAATGATCACTGGTATGACTACAGGTCTCCAAGATGGGTCGATGGATCTCGGAAAACTAATGGGAACAGTAACCCAAATGGCGTCTTCCCTAAGTGAAGACGCGGATGGACATGAAGGTGGTGAGGATGCTATGAATGTTGTTAATAAAATGATGGGACAAATGATGGGAGGCGGTGGTGGTGGAGGTGGTGGTGGTGGTGATATACCAGATATCGCGGGTATGTTGGGTCCCTTGTTAGGAACACTCGGTGGTGGTGGTGGCGGTGGCGGTATGCCAGATTTGATGGGAATGATGACAGCCAGTGCGGGGGGAGATGGTGGTAATTCAATCGAGGATACTATAAACGCTCAGGTTGAGGCGGCTAAAGCATCCGGTGAATTATCATCTGATTTGGATTAAAGTTTACCCACTAAATTGCTGGGCGTATTTTTTAATTATTGAGTCGGGATCATTACTGTTCTCTAATTCATCTTTTATATTGACAAAAAATCCGGTGTAGTTTCTAATAAATTTAGTTAGAGATTCTGGACGCTTTTTCAATATTTCAATAGCCTTTGATACAACGTCAGTACGGGACATATCTGGGTTTGATAACCTCACATCCGCGTACCATGTAGACCACAACATACAAAACCCTTTTGGATCTTTTATAAGGTGTTCATTCTCCCATTGCTGAATAGATTGAGGACCTACACGGGGGCAAAAATCAATAGGACGGTGATATGTTTTAAGAAACGTTTTGCCCATGTTTAACTTGATTAGTCTTTCCATTTCTTCGTCCATCAATAACGACGAATGACATTCTTGTTGTTCTTTGCTAGAGAATGAACCATGTGGTTCAAATCGTTCTATTGATTTTGTTTTTGAATCGTATATCATATAGTTGGCGTGAGCATTACTGTTGGTGCATTGAGAATCGATAGGGAAAATAATGTATCTTACGTCCTTTTTACACTTCTTAAATTCATTCCAAAATAATTTGGGTATTATGAAATAACCCGTTTCACCTTTTGTCTGCCACCACCTAATAGTCATATCGGTGTATATATGTGTTTTTTTAGAAGTTGTCATACCCCTTAATGGATTTGTTGGTATAACAACACAGTCACTACCATGCCTCCATGACAAATACAACATCATAATCAATGGGTATCTTCGGTCACCCGGTATATATGTTGGGTCAATTATATCATCTCTACCATAAGGCATGTTAAATTTCCCACTTGGTTTTATACCATCGTTATATCCTCCACCTCCCCACCCACCCTTCCCCGATGTATCAGATGGTTTTTTACCAGGTCCACCCAATATAGTTCTTCCTATTTTACCAGTCTTTGAAACACATCTTTTGGTGGCTGGGTTTCTTACTTGAGTACTGG